CTTAAGTTGAAACCACAGAGATGTTACCGCACGTTCAAACATGGTTACCAACAGGCACCATCGTGGACGACGGAACTCTCGCGGAAAGAGGGACAGATGCGGACTCTTTAGAGCCGTATCCTGACCCAGACTCGTGGTTCGCGGGACAAATGTCCCGTGAGAACAAACTCGAGTCGTTGCTGGACGTACACATTAATGTGTTCGCCCCGCAATCCAAGCAGGGCCGCCGAAGGCTGCGCCACTTGGAAGAGATCCCCAGAGATGCCAAAAAGGGCTTCTCTGGATTCTATCTTAGCCACGGGCTATTGTCTTTTGACATAGCACGTCGCTTTGCTCGCCTCCCAGTCTCTGAACTGGAGAGGTACGAGAGGATTTGGTTGTCCATCGAAGATGGACTACTACTCTCATCGCCCGAGGCTTTCCTTTTGGATAGCGGGGCGTTTGTGAAGACCATCTTTAGATGGGTAATCTCCACACTTGTAAGTTCTGGGTATCAAGAGATGCTCAGAACATACAAAGCATTTATTGTTTTTGTTAAAGCAAAAGCAATAAAAGCAAATGTGATACCAAAAGGTCCATCACATTTTCCTGGGTTTTCTCCGTCAGGAGAATACCTAGAACTAGGCCTCGAGTGGCTCGATAGAGTCATTCGTAGAGGTCTAAAGTCGAAAGGTGAAACGACGCGTTTAGCGCATTTCATCTCGACCAGAGGTCTGCCTCCCCCTACGGGGGAAATGGTCCAAGCTTCCTTAAGGAAGCATAGGATCACACTGGCGACCCCAGCGGCTTCGATCCCCCCTGAGAGGATCGAAGTCGTAAGACTCCTAGCCCGAAGAATCGGGCGAAGAGTCGACAGGAGGATAGTCCAAAAGGAACTATCAAATCCTGAGCACGTAAGCCTGACGAACTCAAGTTCGTTCGCTTACAGCCGTACGGATGGCGGCAGAGCCGCCGAAGTACAAACAGAGTTCGACCAGTGGGCGAACTCCGTTGGAGTAGCGAGGAATCATGTCCTCGACTATCCAATACAACCTGGTACCAATTGGCGCCAGGTTGTATGTTATCCGAGAGATGAAAATCTCGAGGATAAAAGCTTTGGAGACCACCTTCCCGGGGGGCTCCTAGGCATTAGAAGAGCAGGTTATGATAATAACCTGGGCTTCCAAATTGTCCAATGTGCCGCTGAAGCGGGCATAAAGAGACAAATACTCGATGAGGAGTACCGATTAATCGGACATCCTCACGTGAGAGCCTCCGTCTCGGCAGAGCCGGGAGGGAAGGCTAGAATCGTGACCGCCAATGAATGGTGGGTCACGATTCTATTACAACCACTAGGGCACGTTCTCGTGTCCCTATTGGAGCAAATCCCATCAGCGCGGGCTGGGCTCTCAAGAGCCGAGCCGGCATGGGAATGGGTCGAGGATCTCCGCCAAAGCGGGAAGAAGACTCCGGGTTTCGACCTGGAGAAATTCTATCAAGATTCCGACCTCTTGACATCTGATCTGAGCGAAGCTACAGATCATTGTCACCGAGAACTGTCTCGAGCTATGCTCGAGGGGTTCTTCGAAGGAGTTGGTATTGACCCAAAGGGCCAATACATCTCCCTTAGTATCGACCTACTTACAAGTAGGAAGATACTACACTCCCCTGGCCTTAACATAGTTAAGAAATAACCAGGATTGGAGTACGTACCTGTGTGCGGCTAGGTCCTTAAGGGACTGTCGTTTAACGTTCTGTTAGGAACTACAACAGCCGCTACACACACGTGGCACGTCCCGTTGGACGTCACAGAATAAACTTCCGCGAGCCCCTGAAGGGGAAAACCTTAACGGGTTTCCG